CATGGCGTATGAACTCAGGCATCACTAAAGCTGAGCAAGAAGGTAACTATACCCTCTTCCACGGCAGTAGTGGTTCTATATACCGCTGTCATAAAAAGAGCTATGGTGGTTCAGCTTATGCTTGTAGTATACTTGAGATGATGAAAAACAAAAATCCAGAACTTAACATAACAATAATGTCCTCTGAAACAAACTTCTTGGAGTTAAACTATGAGTGATGTAGAAAAATACTATGCAATTATGCAAAAGTATTTCCCTCACAGCCGCCCTTGGTCAGCATTAAATCCTATGGAACAGATGCAAATTGTCCAAGCTATTAACGTAACCTTACAAATACTATCACAATGAGTACATTTACATTTGAGTATGAAGCCAGCGGCACTATCTTTAATGTTGAAGTTGAATATGAGCCTGCTGAAATAGGTTCTACTGACAACTACGGTTTAAAGAATGAGCCTGACTATCCTGAACTATATGTCATAACAAAAGTTACTTTACCAAACTCTAACGTAGACCTCTCACCCTACCTTGCTGAAGACATTCTCTTCGACATGGAAGACCAAGCAAAGCTAGGTGAATGCGTATGACTATAGTAAAGAAACGAATGGGTCAACCCGTTGAAGTCCTTCAGATAGGACAAGATGCTTTAGCCCTATGGCGTAAGAAACGTGACCATGCTAAACGTAAAGGAGGTAAAGTACTTGAAGCATGGAATAAAGCACAAGAAGAAAAGAAGAAAGTAGTAAACTCACCTACACGAGCAATCCGTGACTTCTGTACACAGTGTGTTGGTTCAAGATATGCTGTAAATGACTGTAAAGGCTATACATGTCCTCTATACAAGTACAGACCTTATCAAAAAGGAACTGAAGATGAAACTATATGATCTTAAAAGACGTAGCTATTTTAAACTAAACAACCATGATGAGGGTGAAACATTCTTCTTTGACCATGTTGACGGAATGTACTCATTCTGTACTGACAAAGATAATAATGTAGTACACTTCCGTGCATGGGAAGAAGTAACTGAGGTACCCGCACCATATGATAGCGTACAAACTGTTTCGTAAAAGAAAAGATGGCACCTATGGTCCACTCTTTATTAATCGTAAACAACGACTCATAACCAATGAGTGGTATGCTGCTGAAGAGCATCCAACAAAAGGTTATGCTTATAGACCAGGATGGCATTGCTGCCATTCTAAGTCTGCTCCACATCTATCTAAAAAAGGTAGAGTCTGGTGTGAGGTTGATATTAACGACTTCACTGAACATGTAAGACCCGCTAACCAAGGCGGTGTATGGTACACAGCTAACTGGCTACGCATCATAAAGGAAATGTAATATGAAACACTTCCCTCACTCACAGCATGTATACTTAGCTGGGGGTATAGAAGGACTCACTTATGAAGAAGCTACCGCATGGCGTAAATACGTAAAGTCCGCTCTAACTCCATGCAGTATCGACTGTCTAGACCCTACACGTAGAACCTCTTTCATAGAGAACAAATCAACGTTTACTCTGACAAACAACTCAGGTAGAATCTTCAAAAGTGATCTACAAGACATCCACTACTCCTCCGTTATACTTGCAGACCTACGTGATAGTACAGCAGGTAAAAAATGGGGTACAGTATGTGAGATCGCTCATGCTCACACAAAAAACAAAATCATCATCTGTATTATAGATGCTGATCAATTCGAGCATCCCTTCATTGTTCAGTATGCTACTGAAATACACCACAACATTGACTCTGCTATTGAAGCAGTTAAAGAGTACTATATCTAATGAACGTAATCAACACTATATTCTACTGGCTCTTTGTAGCCTATATCGTGATCGGTATAATAGCCGTACTATTACCTTTGTTTGAACGTAAAAGGATTTATATCTAATGCCATATATTAAAGAAAAAGATCGTGAATCAGCTCACATGCTTCAATATGAACCTCACACAGCAGGTGAACTAAACTTTCTTATCACAACATTCATCCGTGACTACTACCTTGCTAACCCTTGCTATCAAACAATCAACGACATAGTCGGTGCCTTAGAGGGAGCTAAACTAGAATTCTACCGTAGAATAGCTGCCCCTTATGAAGATATCAAAATCAAAGAAAATGGAGATGTATACTAATGAATATAGATGATGATCGTGTACTATGGCAGTACCAACCAAGAGACAATCGTGATGCACGTTTCTCATCAGACTTCTATGATGAGTGGGCGCGTAAGAAATTATGGCCTGATACTTTCGGTCGTGCATACAACAAAGAAATCGAGGAAAATATGACTGACGATGTTATTAATCCTAAGCATTATAAAGATATAATCCCAGGATTTCAATATATTCAACTAATGGAACACCTACTCAAAGGTAAAACAGGTGTTGAAGCCCACTTGCTAGGACAAATCTACAAGTATTCTATGCGACTAGGCAATAAAGATAGTCTTGAACAAGACTCTTCAAAGATTGCATGGTACGCATGTTGCTTAAGAGACTATTACAAGACTGGTTCTATTCCACAAGAATTAAACTACTAATGTAAATATGAATCGTCCTAAAAAAGAAGAGACATATAAAATAATTAAGACTCTACGCTCAAGATATGATAGAGTAGTCGAGAGCGTAGCATACCAATGCCTTAAATGTAAAGGAATTTTCTTAAAGAAAAAAGATGTAAAGGAACATCCATGTCCTCATGGTTAATAGCTATCATAGGATTAGTTTACCTAGGCATCTGCATAGAGCAAGCCTTTAAAGGTAACACTGCAATGTCTATAACATACTTCGGATATGCCGTTGGTAACATCGGCTTATACAAACTAGCATCATGAAACTTCAAAAAGTAAACCTCTTCGCAACAATGGATTCTATACAAGAAGCCCTTGATTATGGAGTACAAGTAGGTATGGGTACAGCAAATCCTGCTGCTGTAACTACTGCTCTCTATGTACTCTTTAACACAATGGTTGAAGAATTCAATAAGCAAAATGAATCTAATTAAAACCGTTAAACGCTGGGTCGCTGGTAGTGATAAATACTTTGATATCTATGAATGCACTGTAGATGAAGTAGAAGCATATGCCTCCGACACAGGTAAGTCTATGACTAAAGTCAAGATTAATGACGTAGAATATACAGGACTGCATAACAAATGGGTCTATGATTATCTCTGCGCTAACGAAGGTACTCCCTCATTCGTAGTAATGTGGCGAGCACCTAAAGGTAAACCTATGGTTGCATACGTCAAAGAAATATGGCAAGATCATATCAATGGCGTATATAACACAGAGGTTCCTCAAGAGACAGAAGCTTATCCTTCTATAGGAGGAGAATCTTTTGTATACATGTGGATAAATAAAGATACTGATAAAAAATATATAGGCAAACATAAAGGTGCGCCTGATGACGGCTACATCTGCTCTTCAGAAACTATGCTTGCTGAATATGAAGAAGCCCCATCAAGATTTGTACGAACTATCTTAGCATATGGCGCTGATCAAGAGATGCATGAGCTAGAAACTATACTACTGCTTCAACTTAGATCTACTCGTTCACATATGTTCTATAACATGAGTAACAACTTAAGGAAAGACTAATGGCTCAAGTATTATTTACACACAAATATCATATTGGAGATGATGTATATGTAAAGAACAATGATGGATCAGTTAAAAAAACTAAAGTCATTAACATTCAGTACATTATACATGATGAAGAAAATTCTGCTGTAAGATATTATGTAGATACACTGTACTCCAGTAACTCTACATTAGTAGAATCCCTTATATACTCAACTGCGGAGGAAGCTTTCAATGGTAACAGTGCAACTTGAACCCGAACAAACTGACACTATAACAGCATCAACTATTCGTAACCTATACTTTGATATCATTAGCAATCTAGACTGTGGTAACCTAGTGTTTGCTGATAACAGAGAGGAAGATTTAATTGCTACACAAAGTTTCATGAAGAGCTTAGCTGAAGTACATAACTATTTTGTAACCGAGGAACACTATATATGATAGTAACCGAGATTGAAGAACACACAGATGGTAGTGCTACAATAATGTTTGATATGAATGCAGAAGAACGCTCTACGTTCATAGAAGCAGCTATTGTACGTGCTATTAAACTGGGTCTCGAACAAGATCAAGACGAACCTACTATGTATGACTATGTAAGACGTCTGATTAAACTTCTTGACACAAAAGAAGAGAGTGATGGTGGACACATGTTTCACCCTACATACATTACATCATGCCGAGTGATGCATGTCAAAGAACTCGATACTATCCTTGACGGGATGAAAGAGTTACTAAGCAAACCAACCGTTCCCGAGACGGTACCTTATGAGGACAAGTGATGACTAAAACTGCTGTAACTGTAGTAGTATACATGAACGACTCATTCAGGAAAGATGACATAGAAACTATTCTATGGCACGCTCTTGATCCAGTCCTACACGAAGACGAATCATACCAGATAGTCTCAGTAGAGGAGCTTGAAGAGTGCAGTTAATTCCCGTAGCAACTCAAGAAGAATGTGCTGAAGTAATTCAGGCTATCAGTAAGGTGTTTAGGTTCTCACTAACAACACCTCACCCTGAGACTGGTGTTACTAACAAAGAACATCTTGAGACAGAAATCGGACAACTTAAGTGTATGCTTGATCTCTTATCTAGCCAATGGGAACTGAACAGTACTACTATTAACCGTTCATATGACTTAAAACTAATGAACTATAATCGTTGGGATAAACAACATGGAGTATTATCATGATAGTAGACACTACTATTGAAGACGAAGTGCTTATAACAATGGTACTTAAGAAACCATTTACTATGGAGCAGAGAGCTGAGTTCGATCAGATCTTAGATCACTGTTTTGGTTTTGAAGAAGACTATAATAGAAAGGTAACTAATGAAATCTCAACGTGACTGGGATGAATTCTATTTAAGCATATGCGACTTGATCTCCAATCAAAGCTATGCTGAAGACCGTAAAGTAGGTGCTATCATTGTTAAAGATGATAACATCATTTCATTTTCTTATAATGGAACACCAAGGAAAACCGACAATGATACTCAAAGTAATATTGTATTACATGCAGAAGCTCAAGCAATTGCTAAAGTGGCACGAACAAACAGCAGTACTATTGATGCTACTCTTTACTGTACCCTTAGTCCTTGCATTGACTGTTCTAAACTTATATATTCAGTAGGTATTAGACGAGTAGTCTATAAATACTTATACAAAGACACTATTGGTTTAGACTTCCTACGTATTAACAATGTAGGAATAAACCAGAATGATGGTCGGAATAACCTTGCTGAGTCTGCATGGATAGCAAACACAGGACTACTTAAAGATGACTTCTGAGTGGTCTTATATTTTATTACTTGTATTTTTATTTTACAACTTATACTTACAAAATAAGCTCAATGAGTTTAAAGAAACTATAGAAGACCAAGCTGAAACAATGACAATGATGGCTAAAGAACTTAATGCTCTTGGCTCACCTAACGTATCGTTTCATTATGTCTCTAAGTAGTAAGTACAATATTATAAAGGTACAAGTATCCTGCTTACCTAACTATGAAAAAGAAATTAAATTATTATTCTTTAGAATACTAGATGACTACATAAATAGATTTAATGTAGAAATAGTAGTTGATAAAGCAAATATACAGATATGTTTTATTGAGTATGATGACCCTAAAGGTGATACCTGTGGGTTACATATATTTAGTGAAGATAATAAAAAAATCTTAATACAAATAAGAGATCCTCTTTTACATGGTTGGGAAGGTAATCCCTACACAATGGATAAAATGGCTAACATAGTATGCCATGAATTCGTTCATGCTTGCCAAGCTCTAACTGGCAGAAATGGTTTTAGTATTCCTAAATTAAACTACGATAAAAATGATGAACAAGAACAATACTTCTTTGACCCCTGTGAAGTGGAAGCAAGAGCACTTGAAGCCCCCTACACAACAATGTATGCTCAAGCATTATTGCTATGAGTAAACTACGTTTATGTGTAGACATTGAAACAAACGGGTTTATGCCTACTGTTAACACCATCTGGTGTATGGTAGCCGTAGACGCTGACAACGGAAATGTCTATTCATTTTCTGACTACGACAATGAGTTACCCTCTCTACAAGAAGGCTTAGAGTTCATTAGTAAGGCAGACATTATCTTTGGTCATAACATTATTGGCTATGACTTGGTAGTGCTGGATCACCTTACTGGATGGTTCCCGCCTGACAATGTAAGGGTAATAGACACTTGGGTAATGTCTCAAACAAACCAATACAAACGAGATCACAAACATGGTCTTGAAGGTTGGGGTTCTAAGTTAGGCTTTCCTAAATTAACCTTTGAGGACTTCACCAAGTACTCTAAAGAGATGCTGACATACTGTATAAGAGACGTTGAACTCAACGTTAAAGTCTACAAGATACTTACAGCAGAAGCAACTAAAATAATTGGTAAGTTCCCAATGTATGCTAAAGGTTTAGAAGTAGAAAATCGCTTTGCTGCTATTGAAGCTGCTATCCGAAACAAAGGATGGATGTTTGATATGGCTGAAGCACAAACACTTCTAATGAAGATTAACAATAAGATGGATCATATCGAGGCGATTCTCGAACCACGTATCGGTATGAGATGTATTAAAGTAGATAAGCCAGATGAGTCTAAAGAACCAGCATGGCGTAAAGATGGATGCTATACAGTAGCAACGGTCAAACACTTTAATATTGAACAAGAACGTGGTCGTACAGATCGCCCTATTGAGGGACCATATTGCCGTATCGCTTTTGAACAAGGCAAAGTAGGCAACACAGAGGTCGTCAAAGACTATCTTTATTCTATAGGATGGGTTCCAGATGAATGGAACGTGGAGAAAATAAATGGCAAGTTCGTTAACAAAAGTCCTAAACTTACTGAGTCTTCGCTTGAACTCTTGGGTACAGAAGCTATGCTTATCAGCGAGTACTATACTCTCCGAGCAAGGAAAGGTATTCTTGAAGGATGGATTAAAGAAGTTAGAGAGTCAGGTGACAATCGTTTGCATGGTCGCATGTGGACTATTGGCACTCCTACCTTTAGATGTCGTCACGAAGTCGTTGCTAATCTACCTAGCGTTGATTCTGTTTATGGCAAAGAAATGCGGTCTCTTCTCAAGTGTGAGAGCGGAACTGTCATTGTTGGAGCTGACTCAGCTGGTAACCAAATGCGTGGCTTGTGCCATTATATCAATAACGATGACTTTACTAATGAGGTAATCAATGGAGACGTGCATCAACGCAACGCTAACGCACTCGGTACTAGTAGGAAGCTTGCTAAGCCTTTTCTTTATGCTTTCTTGTTTGGTGGTGGGGCGGGTAAACTTGGTCTCATACTATCGGGAAAGAGAGATGCTAAACTGGGACAAGAAGCTATCGGAAAGTTTGAGAACTCAATTCCAGGACTCAAGGAACTTAAAGACAGACTCATAGGACAGTATGAAAGAACATCTGCTGCCTTTGGATCTGACAATGCTTGGGTAAGAGGTCTTGATGGTCGTATAGTGTTTGTAAGTTCATCACATCAAGTGCTTAACTACATACTACAGACTACTGAGGGTATCACCTGTAAGGCAGCTGCTGTATACTTACAGGACAAGCTGTGGGAAAGAAAGATACCACACTACTTTGCTCTACATTATCATGATGAAGTAGCTGTTGTAGTGCCTGAGAGCTATGATCAAGAAGTAAAAGAACTAGCTATTGAAGCCTTTACAGAGGCTCCTAAATGGTTTGGTATTACATGCATGGGTGGTGGTGCTCATGTGGGAACTAATTATGCTGAGGTGCATTAATGATTGAACAAGAAGATTGCTTTGACTTAGCGATCATTGATGTAGACAGTATTCTATATCAGATCGCTTATACTACTCCCTCACCAGCTCTTTGTAAGAAACATCTAGACGAAGCTATAGATAATATTATGGAGAAGACTGGTGCAGCGGATGGACTAGTGTTTATGAAAGGTAAAGATAACTTTAGATATCAGGTAGACCCTGAGTATAAAGGTACTCGTAAAGACACTATCGAACCTGAAGTTAGAGAGCGTATAGAAATGCTCTATGAGTATGCCAAAGACTTCTGTATAGCGTCACATGGTGCTGAAGCAGATGATCTATGTGGTGTATATGCTCGTACTGCTCTTGACAATGGAGAAACATACATCATATGTCATATCGATAAAGACTTAAATGGTCTTACTGGTTGGCACTATAACTTCAGAAGTCATAAACTTTACTATGTAAGTGACTCTGAAGCATATAGGTTCTTGATGATGCAAGTTCTCACTGGAGACTCAACAGATAACATCCAAGGTCTACGTGGCATAGGTGAAAAGACAGCTGTTAAGCTGACTAAAGATACACCTAATACCCGACTGTGGGATAGGGTTATTGAGATCTGGAAAGACAAACAACCAGAAACATGGTACAATAACTTCGTTAAATGCGCTAACTGTATTTACATTCGAGAGTTCAATGATGATCTCAGACCTCTTACCTTTGAAGAACTAAAAGAAAGACTTACATGGACAGAGACTACGGACACTGGTACCCTCTCTCAGACAGACCAGACAACGCCTTTGGATTCATCTACGCTATTATCAACCTCCAAACAGGAAGAAGATACATCGGCAGAAAGCAGCTCATAAGTGTATCGAGAAAAAGAATTATCGGGAAGTCTCGGAGAGAAGTCACAAGGAAAGAGTCTGATTGGAAGTACTACTGTTCATCCTGTAAAGAGTTACTTGATGATATTAGACTCTACGGACTTAACTCATTTACTTTCGTTATCTACAAATGGTGTATCGGTCCAGGAGATCTTACATACAGCGAGGTTAAAGAGCAATGGGAATGTGAAGTCTTATCAAGAAATGAAACTCCTCTTGGAGAACGTGTCTGGTATAACGGGAATATAGGCGCAGTAAAGTTTTTAAAACCTAAATCTTATGATTAAGAAACCAAAACCATTAACCAATGATGAACCATCTTTAAAAGATGAGTTTAAAGATCAATTCAAAAAGAAAAAGGAAACACAGAAGCAAGCAAAAGAACGTAGGAAATTCATTCGTGAGCTAAGAGAAGATAGAGACTGGAGCTAACATGTCTAGATGGATACATGCACCATGCCCTAAATGTTCGTCATCAGACGCATTTAGCTATAAAGAAGATGATGAATTTGGTTTCTGTTTTAGTTGCCAAAAATCCTCACCTATTAACCCTAACCACAAACCAACTGAATATCACAAAGAGAACTACTCAATGCACACACTAGAGGAAATTAAAGAATATGACACTCGTGGATTTAAAGAACGTGGTATTACAAAAGCTACAGCAGCTCATTATGGAGTTAAAGTATCGTACGCAGAGGACGGTACTATTGCTAGCCATTTTTATCCTTACACTAAGGATGGAGTGGTCGTGGCATACAAAGAGAGAAAGTTACCTAAAACATTTGTCATCCATGGCAACTTTAAAGACATCCAGTTCTTTGGTCAAGCAACAGTTACTGGAGGAAAGAGGATTATTATCTGTGAAGGCGAACTCGATGCCCTCGCTGTGGCGCAAGCGCAATATGACAAGTATCAACGATACTACCCCTCCGTGGCCATTCCCTCGGCATCAGCGACCGCGTTAATCCTTGAACAACGTGAATGGTTAAGAAACTTTGATGAAGTAGTTCTTATGTTTGACTCAGATGAGGCTGGGCAAAAGGCTACTCAACAAGCGGCTAAGATAATCGGCTACGATAAAGTAAAGGTAGCTAGTCTACCTGAGAAAGATCCTTGTGACGTACTAATCAAACAAGGTAGTGCTACACTAATGAGTTGTATCTTTGATGCAAGATCATATAGCCCCTCTGACGTTGTTAAAGGTGAAGCTGTATGGGAACAATTCAAGCTCAAACAAAACACTGTATCATTAGCCTATCCTGAATGTCTCAAGACACTCAATGAGAAGCTCTATGGTATGCGTCTAGGTGAGATTGTTTTATTCACATCAGGTACAGGCTCAGGTAAGTCAACAGTAATTAAAGAGATTGTCATGGAGATTCTTGACAAGACTACTGACATGGTCGGTATGGTATCTCTTGAAGAGTCTGTTGGTGATACAGCAGAAAAGTTCATTAGTATGCAACTTAAGAAGAATCTTAAAGAAGATACTACTACTGAAGAAGAACAGTATGCAGCGTTTAAAACTATCTTCGGTGATGAACGCTTAGTACTCTTAGATCACCAAGGTTCTGTTAGTGATGAGTCACTCATTGATAAGCTAGAACACTTAGCCTTGATGGGTTGTAAGTATATTATCCTTGACCACATCACTATTGCTGTGTCTGAAGGTGCTAAAGGTAAGACAGGTAATGAAGCAGTTGACTCCTTCATGTCTGACCTACTTAAAATAACTAAGAAACACAACATCTGGCTTGGTGTTGTATCTCACTTGCGTAAAGGTGAGAAGCCCTTTGAAGAAGGTCATATGCCTTCTATCGATGACGTAAAGGGTTCAGGCTCTATTAAGCAGATCAGCTTTGACATCATTGCTTTCTGTCGCAACATGGTAGCTGACTCGGAAACTCTCCGTAACACTATCAGACTTCGAGTTTTAAAGTCTCGATTTACTGGTCGTACTGGTGACTGCGGTAATACATCGTATGACACAGCCACTGGACGTCTTAAACAAACTTCATTTGTAGATTTCGAATAATGAATCCACTCCAATATCTTTCTGAACGTGTATCCAAGGTAGTAATTAATTCAGACAAGATCTTTAATGAGGGTGCGCGTCTCCTTGCACATCACCCTACATGGGAATATGATCTTGAAAGATTTATTAATGAATCATGGGACACACTACTGCGATACTGCATACGTA